CCATTCGCGCCAAGTTGCTGGAAGTTTCTCGCCTTTGATGGTGAGCAACGTGTGTACCCAACACGCGAGATCTGATGCACCTATGCCGCGTCCGTCTGACACTCGGCGATTTTCTAAGCGTTCCCATTCGGCGATCACGAAGAGGTTTGTAGATAGTTGTTCGGTTACTTCTCCGCGCGTGAGATTGAGTTTGATCTTCATGGTTCTCCTAGTGTCGGGCCGAGGACGGCCGTGATTATGGGTTAGTTGTGTCTGCGCTGTAGAGGCCACCAGTAAAGGTCAGGTCTACGGTTTGCAATTCGCCAAGCGATGCGTTGATCACGGGCAAAGATTCCAAGTAGGTTCCGGTCAAGATGAAGGCTGGGTTTGTTGCCGAGTCAACTGCGTCGGTTGGCTTCACGATGACATTGAGTTGTGTTCCAACCAATGGGGCAAGCGTTGCGTAGGTTTCCGATGCGGCGTACGAAAGATACATCGTGACGGTGAGTTCGTTGTTTTCTAGGCCGCCCGTGTAGACGCGCGAAGTCGATCCGAAGGCGGTGCTTTCAAGTGCTTCAACGGTGCGAGTCAAAGTTGCTGCGGTCGTCTGATCGGTCAAGTCAATTCCGCCGATAGTCACTTTTGGATTTGAGAGGATTGTTGAGGTTGGCATGTTGGCTCCTTGAGTTGTGGTTTTAGTTTGACATAGTTTCGGGCGCTAGGTGTGGATTACGCCGTTTGGACTTGAGTTGCGACGGTGAGTTCGTATGCCGGCAGTATGGATCCGCCAATGTCGACGTTTGTGGGGCGGCCTGAGATGATGCCGATGTTGAGTGCATATACCTTGGCGAGCATGTTGAGTAGGGACTTTTGGGCGTCTAGGTTGCCGGGGCCGAGTGTCACGATCTGGAGTGTGAAGGTGAGTTTGGCGATGTTGTAGTTAAAGCCGTCGATTGAGTCAATGTTGACGAACACGCATGGAGGGACAATGTTGCGCGGATCGTTTACAACTTGAAGCCCGACGACGGTTTGGAGTTTGGCGACTAGGTCGTCGTAGCCCTCATTGAATAAGTCGGTGTAAGTAGGGACTGGCACTAGGCCACCTGCGGTCGGTCAATGCCTAACAATTGGCGGATCATTCCGTTAAGTCCCATGACGGGAGCGGTTCCCATTGATTGGAAAGATGCAAATGAATCCATGGATCCGCGCTGACGGTACAACGCGCCGCCATACATGATCGTTCCAAGTTTGACATCCTGCGATGGGACAGTCGTTAAAGAATCGACATAGCCGGCTTCCATGCGTCGGCGCCAACAGAATTGATTGGTGCTGGCCGCGCAAATGGTGAGGAATGCGGCATCGGCTGAGGTGGCGGTTCCGATTCCTAACCAGTCCTCAATGTCCGTGGCCGTGATCCACGTGCAAGTCGGAGTCGATGTCAAAGTTCCAGACGCTGCGGTTCGCTCGACATCGGCGGCCGTCTTTGCGTAGAGAACTTGGTTAGCGATTGGGATGTTGGCGTCGTAGAGAAGATCGCCTTCGGTGTCTACGCCCTCAAACAGATATTGCGGAAGAGCGCGGACTGTGTATGTGCCGTTAAATGTGGCGTCTACTCCTGCAACCGTGATTGACTGGCCGACCTCCAACTCCGTCGGGGTGAGAAGTTGAAGGACGGCGAAGTCGTCTATGAGGTACTTGTTAGTGACGCTGTAAGTAGCCATGAGCGGATGCTCCGCTTCTGACTAGGCCAACGCGATTTTTTGGACTTGTGTTGCGTCTGCGATGAAGGTAGATACGTACCCTGCGTACGAGAAGTTACGACCCAAAGTGGATGGCAACTCTACGGACATCAAGCCGCGAATCTGTTCGTAGAACTCGATCGCCTGTGCGCGTGCGACAACCATTGTGCCGGCTGCAAAGTTGCGGTCTGCAACAAGGTTCAAGCCAAATGGGTTGAAGGTGTTTGCCACGGTCACGTTTGCTGCGCCCATTGCGTTTACACCCATCAAGCCAGATACTCCAACGTATGGGAATACTGGTCGCTTATCTGCGTCCAACTGTGCGCCCAATGCTTGCCATACTCCCGGCGATACAAAGATGTGATCTGGCAGGAAGTTTGTGTCAAGCAGCATGTTGTAGGCGGCGGTGTAGATAGCCGAGATTAACGATGATGGATCGTTTGCTGTGACTGTCCATGTTGCGCCAGATGCGGTTGCTCCTGCAACGATTGCGTCTGCTGCGACGTTATCGCTCGCTATGAGATATTCGCCAAGTAAGTCATTGAGGATTATCTGCAAACTGGCTGGGTCTGTGAAGTCGACGTCCTGAATGGAGAGTGTGACTTGACCAGCAAGCGTTGTCTTGCTTACCGAGTTGGAAGCAATAACCATTGTTGTCGCGGATGCTGCGGCGAGTTCGCTTGATTGTGCAGCGACGCTTGTGTGCGTGGTGATCGTTGGACGAATGAAGGTCTTTGATGCTCCGCCGTTTGGCATTGCGCGTGCGCCGATTGCGTTAACAACTGGACGGATGAAGTTGAGGTCTTGAAAGACTGGGCCGAGGACTGGTACTGGCAACAAGCCGGGGGTGTCGGTGGTGACGATGTCGCCTGCTGCGGCTTCAAGTGCGGTTTGCTTTGACTTCATGTAGTCGTTGGTTGCGGCTGCAACATTGCGGAATGTGTCTCCGCCGATGTGCATTGCTGCCATGTATTCGCCGGGGGTTGGAAGATCAAACTTGCGCTTCGGTACTGCTGGAAGAGAAGCGGTTGGGATGGTGGCTTCGATGACTGGTGCTGCTACTGATTCGGACATTGGGTTCTCCTGTTGAGGTTCTTGTTCTTCATTATTACTGATTTCTTCTTCGGGCTGGTGGATACTGGCCGCGACTTTGGTGATCTGTGCTGCGTCTCCAAATGCGCCGATGGGTACGAGCGACAATTCTTGCCAAGAAGCTTCTGCGATGATCATTGTTCCGTCTTCGTCGTAACTGAACTTGGTGGGGTTGATTCCGACTGAGACTTGGTCAATCGTGCCGTCGCTGGCCATAACGAGCGCGTCGTTGCCGAGGCTGGTGGCGCTGATGCGTGCGGTGAAGAGCATGCCTTCTGGAGTGTCTACGCGCTCCGTGACAACGCCTACTGGCTGGGATGCGTCGTGGTACATGAAGAGTCGTGGGGCTTTGCCTTCGGTTGGGAGGGCGCCCGGCAAGATGCGAACGGTGGTTCCGTCGGAGACGGTTGCGTCCACGTTGTATGGTGCTGCGATTCCTGAGATGGTTCGGCGTGGTGCGTCGCCTGCGGCGGCGTCAAGCGTGAAGTCTCCTGCAATTAGTTTGATCATCGGTTGGCTAGTCCTTCTTGAGTGTTTTCTTGAATGGTTGGTTCGTCGGCTTTGTCGGCCATGTAGTTCTCTTCCAGATAAGACTCTGCGTCAAACTCGACGTATGTTCCGCGTGGAAGAACTGAGTCCATAGAGAGCGCGGCCGCAATTGCTTCTGCGTACATTTTGAGTCCGAAGATGTAAAGGTCGGCGCGTGCTTGCTGGGATGACTGGTAGGAATATGATCCGGTTGATACACCTACAAGATACGGTGGGACATTGCAAAGACGGGCGGCTTCGAGGGCGCTGTAGTTTGCTGATTCAATGAGAAGCATTTTGTCTGGCGACATTGTCGTCGGTTCGTACGATAGAAACTCATTAAGCGCGGCGGTTTGATTTGTTGCGCGTGCAGCGTTAAACGATGCGGCAAGATCTGCCAACTCTTGCGCGCTTAGCGGTTCGCCGCCAGTTTGTTTTAGTACGCCGGCTGGAATGCTTGACGATGCGTTGCGTGTGCGCGCGTCGTTGATCTTTAATGCAGTTTCGACTACTTGCGTTCCAGAATAAATTAGTCCTTGGGTTGGGCTAAGTATTTGCACCAAGTTTGCTGGATCTATTTCGCCGCCCTGAAAGTAAACGGCCTTTGACGGTGCAAACCATACGGGGCCTGCCATGTCTTGAGTAGTAACGCTGCCGGCTGGAAGACGTGTGAACGATGCTGGGTAGCCGTCGGCGGTGCGTGAAGTGATGTACCAGAACGCGCGACCAAAGAAGAACAAGTCGTCAAACGTCCATGACATAAGAAAGTTGTATGGCACTTCGGGATCTGGACGACGGAGCCATGATCGAGGAGCGGTGTAGATCTTCTCCATGTATTCGCCGTTCCATTGCTCCACGTAAGAACGAAGGGGCATGCATCCGATTACCGATGCCATAAGATCGCGGCTCCTATTTATCGCGGCAACTTGTACGGCACGGTTACGCGCTTCGCCTTCTTGGTACGTGTAGTACTGGCCGATCATGGAGACGCCGGCATTGTTTGATGCGTAGTTAAGTCCTGCTCCTGCGGCTGCGGCTTTAGCCGGTGGCGGCGAAATTGCGGCCTTGCTTACTTTGCGATCAAATAATCCCATCCCTAGAGCATGACACACTTGGCGCGTTTATGGTGGCAACCGCTCGGAGGCGTTTCCGATCCCGACGAAAGGTAGGGCTCACGAACGGCTGCCGAGAGGATGTTAGTTCGGGACGATGACTAGTGAAGGCTTTTGGGTGACGCGGTTTTGTGAGGCTAAGGTTGCCGACCAGATCAGGGTGCGGCACAACTCGATCGGCCCGGGTGACTTTTGGGATGAGACGGCGATTGAGCCTTGAGTGCGGACTAGGACGGCGCGTTGTACGTGTTCGGAAAGCATGGCTTCTCCCGTGTGTACGAGCCGCATTTCGTGGATCATGTTTTTGACTACTGGCGTGTACTTGAGAATCTCGCCGTATCCGACGACTATTCGGCGTCGGTCAAACGTGGCGGATTGGACTAGCACGTCGATCGTCGGAGAGAACGCAAACTTGACGGCAGGATCTTTGGCAATTTCGGCTAGGTGTTCCAGTAACTCCTTTTGTGTTTCGGCCGTAAACGCCACGGAGTTTACGACGCGACCATCGGGCAATGAGACGGATCGGGTGGCGAAGTATCTGGTGTCATCCATAGAAGCTTCTACGGCGACGACTCCGCCGGCAGGGACTTCTCCTTCGTAGAGCAACTCGGGCCATAGGCCGTGTGGGATCCAAGAGTTAGCCGAGGCGACCCACATATTTAGGGAGCCGCGCAAGAAGAGTGCTCGATCTGGCCCTTCGGATTCTTGGCGCAAAGTGTCGATCGTAAGGAAGTGGCCGATCGCTGGGTTGCCCCAATACCACGACGCCTCATGCAAAGGATCCAATGAAGGCTCGGGCGACCACTCGGCAAAGTAAAACGACGAAGGCTTCTTAAGATCGATAAGCCGAAGCGCATTCTCGCGGTGACGGATAAACAACTTGGAAGCCTCCGTGCCGGCCGTAGAAAACATTGCCGTCAAGGGCGATCGCCTAGCGCGTTGAGCCGGCAAGAGTCCTGCTTCTACTTCGTCGGAGACATCAAACAATTCGTCGATGATTGCCAAGTCAATTGTCATGCCGTGACCAACGGAAGGCCGTGCTGCTTTGACATACCATTTAGAGCCGTCTGGCATTGTTGCTTGGTAGCGGCCATAGGACATAATCACCTTGGCGCCGCAGCGCTTTTCTAGGATCGGTGCGATCTCCTCAAAGAGCATGCATGCAAGATCGAGACGATGCGAAAGCGAGACGACCGTTTGACGCTGGCCACGGATCTTCGGCATCTCAATTAGCCAAAACAGAATGAGCGCTTGGATGACTGTGGTTTTGCCGTTCTGTCTGGCCACCGACACAAGACTTGATCGATGCACAAGATCCTGATCGGCATTGAAAGTAAGCATCTGATCCAACACGTGCATCTGCCACGGCAACATCGTTAAGCCGAGAAGCTCCTGGGCTATGTCCCCCACAATTGCCGCCCACGATCCGACACCGTCAGGGCTAATCGTTTCCAGTCTCGGCCGGTCATGCCTGATCGCCGCTGGTTCCGGCTGGTTGCCGCCATTCTTGGTAAAGAGTTGGA